GCTGGTGTTGGCGGCGGCGGTGCCCGTAACGGGCGTCGCCACGGGCGTCGCTTCGGGCGGTGCCAAGGTGGCGTGGGCGCTTGTCTTGGGTGCCCTTGCCGCGCTGTCGGCGTACGTAGCGGTGCTGAGAAGCTCGAAGACCGGGGGCTACAAGCGGGCGGCGGCCAGATATGCCGGTCTGGTCGCGGGCGCTGGCCAGCCAGTGGTCGTTGCTCTCGGAGAACTCTGCGCTGCCCCGTCGAACGGGGAGACCGACGACGCTAGACTGGTCACTCTCCGCAACCGCGTCATCGACACAGTTCGAGTGCAGTGCGGCACCACGGGTGCCGAAAACACCCGTGCAGCCATCTACGAGTTCCGCGGAACGCGCAACCTGTATCGCGCGGCATACAACGGCAGACGTCGTCCGCCGCGCCTGGAGTTCCTGGAGGGCGACATTGCCAACGGGCGCAACGTTGTGGAGTTCGCGGCCTCGCTCGACGGCCGCGTCGATCGAGTCTCAGATGTCCGAGAAGGGGAGCCGGCTCCCCGCGCGGTGGTCGACCGAGGTGCCGACTACCGGAGCTACATGTCAGCCCCGGTCAGCGTGGCTGGGAGAAGTTGGGGGATGTTGACCGTGGACTCTCCGGAAGTCAGCGCCTTTCGCGGGATGGATGAGGACACCCTTGCCCTCTTGGCGGGAGCTCTTGCGGCTGGCTTGGCCCACGCGAATATCTCGCCGCAGGCCCCTGGGCGCGCTACTGTGACGGAGTGACTGTGAGTCTCGACGCGACCGCGACGCCGCGGACCCCAGCGGACGTGCGCGAGCTGGTGGACAGGCTGAACCGAGACGAGATCACTGCCGAGGAGTTCTTCAAGGCTGTCGAGCGCCGGGCCCGGCTACTCGTTGAGGACGACGCTAGCCTCAGATAGGCCGGTGCGCACGGATTGCTTTCGCCTTCCGAAGTCGGTCCCCCTCGGTCGCGGCCAGGGGCGCATTCACCCCTGCAGCCGAGTCCGTCCAGTAGCTAGGCTGTTACTGACAGTCATGTCGAGCCATGACTGAACCCGCTGGCCCGTAAGTCAGCGGGTTCAGTCGTGTGCGGTTCTACAGTGCGGCGCCTGCGTCCACGGGGGTGCTGACCGTCGTACTCGTTGAGCGCGGCTGCGACCAGCTCGAGCGCCGTGTCGATCGCTGCGGGGCCCCGATCGGCGCTCATGCCATCAGCGGTCTCCGGAGCGTAGAACGGCCGCTCCAGCTCTTGTTTGACCTCGACGAGGTCGGCTGCGTTGTACGCCCCGCAGGGTCGTCAAAGCTTGCAGCCGTTGTGGGTGCAGAACGGAAGACCCCCGCCGCCGCCCTGCGGCCCGACGTCTGCTGCCTCGCGAACCACGGTGGCCGTGCTGTCGCCCTTGTACAGCAGCATCGCGGGGTTGAGTCGCCAATCCTCGGCGGAGACGTCATAGGTGTCAGCATCAACGGCGGGGACGCGAGAGCCATCAAGAACGATGAGCGCCACCGTCTCGGGCGCTTCCACACTAGAAGTCTTACGACTTCCGTCCGGGTACTCGATCTCGAACGTGATGCTCTTGACGGTTCCACGCTGCATCGGGCTGCTCATTGCGGGTCCTCCAGTCGAGACGGTGCCGCAGTCAAGCAGGGGCGCGGAGAGCAGTCACTAGGTATCGCTCTGGTGCGCGGGGCCGGACGGCTGCGCCCGCGACCCGGTCGTCCCGCCATAGGGTCACGGCATGTCCGTCCGGCCACCTTCCCGCCGGACGGCCCGCCGCAGTGCTATCGACACGGCCCCCTCCCAGCCGGCCCAGACGGGCGGTCGGGGGCACTCGCACCCGTTACGCGATTCGCTGCGGCACGACCTCGCGGTGCCTGCAGATGGGGCAATAGACGGTCGGCGGTCCGCCAGCCTGTTCGAGACGGAGTCGGCCGACGACGCCGCACCCGCGGCATTGGAACTTGCTCAGCGAGACCTGTTGGCCGTTGACGGTGAGGAGCGGCGCCCGAGCAGCGGCGGTCTCCTGGCGCTTGCTGATGACCAGTACAGCGACGATGAGGCACACGACGCCGCCGACGCCGATGAGCAGGATGCGCGGGTTGTCGATGAGCCAGGCCACGCCCGCCAGTAGCAGAACCGCAGCCCAGAAGCCGCGACTCATCAGCGCGACGCCGGCCATCTCCGTGAAGGCCCTGCCGAACATCTTGTAACCCCGTCCCCGTCGGTGGACGGCACCGTCTCGGATTCGCGTCGAGGCATGGCACCGTTCTGTCGTACCCCGCCCGCCACATTGGCCTGGCCTTCGCGGGAGGTCCACCCTGGCCGGCTGGTCCCCGCACACAGCAGACGCTCCACCCGCACACAGCGGGTGGAGCGTCTGGTCCTCAGCCCAAGAAGACGCTGTGCGAGAGACCAGGCAGTTCGTAGGCGCGTATCAACGCCGCAGCCCATTGATCCGACGCCTCGCTCACCGCAACGAAGCATTGGCCACCCGGGCCCGGTGTCCGCTCGCACACGTCTTCCGCTTCGAGGTCGGCGTCCACGTAAGCCTCGAAGCCGGCCAGCATCTGTTCGTGCTTGAGTTCTTGCCCCTCCGGCGGTTCCAGGTCCTCGACGACGCGCACGAACGCCTGCCAGTCGGACGGTTCACCGCGGTCCCCAAGTTCCGGATTCGTGGGGTACGTGGCCTTGAATGCCTCGATCACGTCGGCGGCGTACCCCTCAGGGTCGATGACCGCTGCCGCTGACGTCGAAGGCGCCGCTTCGGCGGCAGCTGAGTCGCCGCCACCGCCACACGCCGTCAGCGTGGCGACGGTGGCGGCCGCGACCAGGGCTCCGCGGAGGAACGCTCGAGAATGCAGCTGCTGGCCGGCGTGCGTCAGAACTGCCACTCCCAGCCACCCTCAGCGATCACCGATGGGGCGTAGACCAGCGTTCCGTTTGTTGCAGGGAGATCAAGCACGATGGACCCGACGTACTGCTGTCCCGACCCGAGCGGGTTCTGGGTAAACTGCTGGTTCTGCGACAGACAGCCGTAGGACGCTGCCGTACCGAGGTTCGACTGGGTGATGCCGTCCGGACCAATGAACCGGAAGTCGTAAGCGCTCACGGTGAAGTAGCTTCCAAGAGCCGATGCGGCCAGTTCGGGAGCTGTCGAAAACCTTAGATTGACGGCCACCAAGTTGCCGTTCTCCGGCCCACTGCCGTACTGCGCGTAATCAGACGTGCACTGTGCCGGCCCGATGGCATCGACCGTGAACGTGATGACAGGCTGATCAGTGGCCAGATCGCTGATCCCGCCTTCTTCGCCTAGCGCCTTCTCGACGTTGCCGCGTTCATTCCTGACCGGCCCGGTGGGCTCGGCAGGCTCGCTCGACGAAGGTGCGGCCGAGCTGGTGCTGGGCAACGTCGGGCCAGCTTCCGTTTCATCGGCCTGACCACCCTCGGCACAGCCCGCCAGCAACAGCAGGGCGGCTAAGCCAGCAGTGGTCACGAATCGATTTGCGCGCATGTCTTAGTCCCCGTTGTCGTTGATCGTGGACGGCAAGGTATCCGAAGGGGCGCGTTCGTGGAGGCCCAAGGCGTCGCCTCTGCGACGGCCGGCAACTGAGCCCCGCCGACTACGCGTCATCGGGGCTCGGCCGCGTCGTGCGGAACTTCCGGGCGTGGAAAGTCTTTCCACGTGTCCAACTTGGACACACCCGTCAGGTGTCCCAAATGGGACACCTGACGGGTGTGCAAGATTACGCACCTGACGACCGGCTCCTGCGGTGCTCAGAATCGAACACCTGAGCCGGATCAGGCACCTGTTCCAGATGGAACACCTGACGAGCCGATCGACGCCGACGATCTAGCTCGCGGCGGCCGACCGTCGTCGGGCCCGCGCAGGTGGTGCACTCTGCACCGCAGGTGGGGACTTTTCCCCACCTGCGGTGCGCCTGCCTCCGCCAGCTCGTCCAGTGCCGCCACCAGCTTGTTCGCCCGCTGAGGATCGGCCAGCACGTAGTGCTTCGCCGTCTCCAGCGAGTTCCAGCCGCAGAGCTGTGCGAGCAGGGAGAGGTCGTTCTCGACCAGCGGCGCGGACACGGTGGCGTACCGGTGTCGCAGCTTGTGCGCCGTCGCGTCGATCCCGAGCCTGCGGAAGTGGTTGCCGATGATCTGAGAAACGGAGTTCGGGACCATCTGCCTTGCGTCGCGGCCCCAGAAGACCGGGCCCTTGGTTCGGGCACCGTGGAGGCGCAGGGCCTCCAGGACGACCTTCCCGATCGGCACGGCCCTGTCTTTGTCGCCCTTCCCGTGCCGCACGTGCAGGATGGTCCGGCCGTCGACCGTGGTCGTGATGTCCTGCCACTGCAGCTGTGCGATCTCCATCGCGCGCAGGCCCGCGTAGGCGCCGAGGGTGATCATCGCCGCGAGCTTCGGGGATGCGCACACGATGGCCATGCGCAGCTCGTCCTCAGCGATCGGCCTCGGCAGCGGCTTCGGAAGCTTCGGCCGGGTCAGCACCGATGCGGGACTGTCCCGCATCGCCTTCGTCTGCACCATCCACTTGTAGAAGCTGGACACGTGCCCCACGTAAGCCCTGCGGCTCTCCGGCGCCCGCCCGGTGACGTCCAGGCGCTCCCAGTTGAGCAGGTGCGCCTCCGTCACCTCCCGTAGCGGGATGCCCGCTGTCGCGTGGACGCGACCGAGAATCCACTCCCGCTGCCGCAGGGTGTTCTCCGACAGGCCTCGCATGTGCCGGCCCCAGTGCATGTGGTTCTCGAGGTCGGTGTCCGCAATTGCAGACAGGCCAGCTGTGACCAGACGCAGCCCGGTCACAGCTGGAACACCTTGTCGGCGGCGTCTGCGGCGTTGAGCAGAACCGCGGCGATCCGACGCAGGTCGCCGGGGGTGCGCTCGTCCTCGTGACCGAGCAGCAGCACCCGCAGTTCCGGCCGCTCCTGCTGCACCGGGCCGTCACAGTGGTCGCGCCACTCGGCGGCGATGAGTTGCACCTCGATGCCCAGTTCTTCGCTGTGCCCCAGGTATCCGGAGTGCAGGCGGGTCACGCCGGCTCGGCCATCGGGTCCGTACGGGTGTCCGTGGCCCTGGCTGCACCACACAGGGCATGGCGCGTCGGTGGCGACCTCGCGGGTCATCGGACATCCCCAAGGGCGGGCGCCTGCTGCCCACCCTCACGCACGGTGAGGGTGTCGGTAGTACCGACCCCCTCGATCCGGTTGCCTGCCTCAAGGTCGTCTGCCGCCGCGATGAGCGCCTGCCCTAGCTCTCTCGCCTTCGCTGCGCTGAAGCACGCTTCGTCGAGCTGGAGTTCGGTTACGACCTGTCCGTCCTCCCAGTCCCAGCGCTTGAGGTGCACTGCGTACGTCCACGGGCTGTCTATCCCGGCGTCCTCGCGAAGCGAGACGGTTCGGCTCATCGCGTGGTGGACGACGGCGCGGCTAGACGGACCGTCATCCCACTGCTGATCCTCCACACACCATGACGGGCATGAGGAGGACCCTGTGCTGACCATGCGGGCTTCCGTCGACGCCGTGCCCACGATCCGGTCGCAGCACTCGCGGATGGCTGTCGCGAGCTTCCGGGCGTTGACCACGTCGAATGTGCCGTCGAGCAGGAAGATCCGCTCCTCGCCCGGGTCGACCACGACGCCCGTGTCGTTGACGTAGAGCATGTCGTCGCGGGTCAGCATGACCGGGGCCGGATACCTGTCGCCGTCAGGTTCGATGGACTCCGGGACGGTGGGAGCGGTCCAGGTGTAGTCGATCGCCTCTTCGCTGATCGTGACGTTCCCGGCCCATGCCGGCCGGTGGCTGATGTAGGTGGCGTTCTCAGTGGTGGTCATGGCGGCGGTTTCCTCCCGTTGGGTGCCGCTGGTGCAGCGGCCCGGTGAGACAAGTCCTCGTAGTGAGGACGGGGAGACCGTGGCACTTGTGGTCGCGATTGTCAACGGCTACCGTTGCTGGCGTGTCCATGCGATCGGTGATCTACGCCCGGCAGTCACTTGACCGCACCGGCGAAGGGGCGGCCGTTGAAAGACAGGTCGCCGACTGTCAGCAGCTGGCCGACCGACGGGGCTGGACGGTCCTCGAAACGCTGACGGACAACGACATGTCCGCGAGCACCGGCAAGCCTCGCCCCGGATACCAGCGACTCCTGACGTTGATGCGCAGCCGCTCCGTTGACGCGGTCGTGGTCTGGCACGTGGACCGCCTCACCCGTCGCCTGGTCGACCTCGAGGAAGTCATCTCGATCTGCGAGGGCACCGGCGTGCGCCTCGCCACCGTCACCGGCGACCTGGACCTAAGCACCGACACCGGCCGGATGATGGCGCGCATCCTCGCTTCCGTCGCCCGCGGCGAGGTGGAGCGCAAGGGGGCACGGCAGAAGGCGGCAAACAGTCAGCGAGCCGACGCCGGCCGCATGGGATGGACCCGGAGGCCGTTCGGCTATGACAAGCGCGACGGCAGCATCGTGGTCATCGACGAGGAGGCGCAGGCGCTCGAGCAAGCGGCGCAGATGGTGCTGGCCGGCGAAACCTTGGCCGCGGGGGTCCGGATGCTCGCTGAGCGCGGACTAGAGACGACGGCCGGTAAGCCGTGGAACGTGACGAGCTTGCGTCGGGCGCTGCTTAACCCTCGCTACGCCGGACGGGTGTCTTACAACGGCGCTGACGTCACCGCCGGGAAGTGGCCGGTGATCCTCCCGGCCGAGGCCCAGGGGCGACTGACGGACAAGCTCAGGGACGTGCGACGTCGGATGCAGCAAGGCACCGAGGTGAAGTACCTGCTGTCTGGGCTAGCCCGCTGCGGTCGGTGTGGGGCGGTCATGTTCGCCACGACGATGAAGAACCATGGCAGCCCCTACATGGGGTATCGGTGCAAGGAGTGCTACCTGGCCCGACGCCTGGACGTCGTTGATGAGGTGGTGGAGGGCGTGGTCATCGCCCGCCTGTCGCAGCCTGATGCCGCCTCGCTGTTCGTTGAGGACGAAGACGTGCCCGCGCTACGAGCCGAATGCGCCGAGCTCCGCGAGCGGCGCGATGACCTCGCCGGGCTGCTCGCCGACGGGCTGCTGTCCGCGAGCGCCGTTCGCGATCGATCGCAGGGACTGACCGGCAAGATCAGGGACTTAGAGGATCGGATCAGTCAAGCGCTGGGAGAGTCACCCCTGGCCGCCTTGACGGACGCCGACGACGTCGCGGCCGCATGGGCAGCCATGCCCCTGCGCGCCCGTAAGCAAGCCGTCGACCTGCTGATGACTGTGAAGATCCTGCCCGCCGGCAAGGGGGCGCGATTCAATCCTGATCAGGTGCAGATTGACTGGAGAAGCTGATGTCTTACCGCGAACCGGTGGCACGAGGCGTCGTTGTGCGGGTCCGATGCAGTGAAGCTGGCGGCTTCCACGACCGGAAGGGGTCGACCGAGTTTGGCCCCTTCCGACGCGGCTCCGATGGTGAATGGCGCGAGTTGTTCAGGTACGGCACGCGGGCTCGCCGTGCGGCTGAGCGGCGTCCGACAGACCCAGCAACGAACCCGGAAACGGGTGAAGTCGACGTTTCTCGCTTGCGCGAAGTCCCGCGCCCCGGGCGGAATGCCCGCCCCACAGACCTCAATCCCGGCCTCCGTTCCCGGGCTACTCGTTTCGTGCGTGCGAACGGGGAGCTCGTGTCCGAGCAGGACGAAAGTCGCGTAGATGAAGCGCTTCGCTACGGAACCCGCACCACCTCGGCGGGCCGGACGCCCGCCGCCGCGCAAGACAGCGAGGCATCTCACCAGCTCGCCTTCAAATGCGGATGCGGCTTGAGTCGAACCTTGCGAGCGGAAGACGCGGCGAACATCTTCGATCGACTCGCAGCCGCGGGGGAAAATGCAATCTCGCTTCTAGGGCTGATTCGTCTGCATGAGCGGCGCGACACGAATGCGCCTTAAGCAATATGTAGGTATGGTGTGCTCTAGGCGGTAGCAGCAACAGCCGCACGCGCCGGGCTCCGTACCCGGTACTCGCGCCACCGGCGCTGGTCTAGCGGGCCCTTGGAACACAGGGCCTCCTAGCCATGCCCCGGAGGCAAGGTTGTCCTGGAAGACCGACAGGGCGCGAGTGGCTGCACTCAGCCGATCACGTGCCGCTGATGACCCTGCGCTCCTCGATGCCCGGCGTAGCCTTCGCGCCGAAAAGCTCGAAGAGTACATCGGCAAGACTCTTGCGACCGCTCCGCCGCTGACAAGCGAACAGCGCGAACGCCTAGCATTGCTGCTGCACGGCTCCACCCCGAAGCGGGGTGCGGCTGCGTGAGTGCAAGCAAAAGGCCGGCCCCTCCCCAGGTAGCCGGCCCCGCCGAAGTCGCCGCCAAGACGTTCTCCGCTGCGAATACTACTGCCAATTCGCGGCGGCAGGCGACCGTGGCGCACCTGCCGCTGTCGTACTCGCAGCGACTGTTGGAGAACGCGGACGCCCCGGTCCCCGAATACGGGTCTACCGAGTGGCAGCAGCTGCCTGACGGCTCCCGCGCCAAGGTCGCCGCGATCGTCGTGGCCGCTGAGAAGTGGCGCACTGGGCGGTCAGGGGACGGCCTGCCGGTGCGCTGGACGGACAACCGTCACCGCCGCATCGAGGATGCCCGGCGCCCGCGACCGGGAGACCACCCGGGCGGACCGGTCCCGTGGGAGCGGGAGGTGGCGGCCAGTGAGTGAGCCCGCGTTCTCCCTCTTCGACGAGCCGCGTACGCGCTCCAGCGTCCGCATCGAGGTCGGAGCCCGCTCCTGCTGGCTGTACGGCACTGGCCTCGCCCGCCTGCTCGACGAGCTCGAGATCCCGCGGATGCGTGACTGGCATCCCCGCCGCAAGCGCGTGCTGATGTGCCCGGTTGACCGCGTCGGGGATCTCCTGGCACTGCTGGAACACCGAGACCGCAGGAACTTCGAACTTTCGACGGTGGACCGATGACCCGCCTGACACCGCGCCTGCGCTGGCGCCAGGCTGTCGCGTCCGACGCCTTCCCACGGTCGGAGCGCGTCGTTCGCGGCACACTGCTCTGCCTCGTCGAGCTGATGTCCTCAACCGGCGAACTGTCAGTGATGCGCGAGGACATCGTCGAGATGACCGGACTCCCGCCGCGCACCGTCGACCGACACCTCTCTCGAGCAGTCACGGCCGGGTGGCTGATCCACGAGCGGCACGGTTCCCGCGGTCGACGAAGTCTGTATCTCGCCCACGTCCCGGGAGAGGAAAGCGCGCCAGAAGTGGCGCGCTATTCGAGCCCCGGCAGCGGCGATAGCGCGCCATCTACTCGTGGGCTAACTCCCCGCGATAGCGCGCCAACTGGTGGCGCACTCAATAAAGAGAGTGCGAACGACAGTGAGCGCGGAGCAGTAGACAACCACCGCGGCACACGCCACGCACCGGCCGGCAGCCGCGCCATCCGTGAAGCCCGTCCCACGTCAACAGACGGCACCTACGGAGACGAGTGGCTGCCCGCTCCCTGCAAGCGCCCGTCTTCCGATATCGCGGGGCGAGTCGCATGACGGCCGACGCACACAACCCCAACTGCCGGGACGGCTGGCTTGGAGAAGACGACGACAGACCCATTCCGTGCCTGACCTGCCGTCCCCACCTGGCAGGGCGACGTGGCCGCACCCCTACATCGGGATCCGCCCGGTGAGGGCCGCCCCCAGCACCTCGACACCGACGTCGCGTCCAACCCCGACGACACCGTCCAGCAGCCTGCGCAATTTGCCCTTCTCCTCGGGTGGCGCCTCGGCGATGCGCTGCTCGAGCGACCAGACGAGCCTGTCGAATGCGTCCCCGGCATCCGGCCAAAGGCCCGCGATCCTTAGGGCCTCGGCACTGATGCCCATGAAGTGCCAGTCATCGGCAATCGCCAGTCCGGCCCGGTTGAGGTTGCGGCCGGCACGTTCGACGTCCTCCAGCTTGAGCCCAGTCGCTTCGGCTACCCCGGCCATGCCGACGGGCTGTTCCTGCTCGTCGAATCGGCGCACGACCTCAACGAGGACTGGTCGATCGCGGGTGGTCCACACGTCCTCGAGCCGGTCCGGCATCGCATCTCCCCATGGCCGCGTCACGATGATGAAGGCGACGCTAATAGGAGTGCGGCAGTGACCGCCCCGCGGCGGGCTCGCGGGGCGGAGGCGTACGTCCACGGCGGCGGCTCAGTGGTCGTGGTGCCGGCGCGAGTGGCCGCCTGGCTGGACAGCCACGGACTGTCCGGGCTGCGGGTCAGCGCCCGTGGAGTCGATCCCGAGGTCGACGCGGTCCTCGCCGCACTGCACCTCGCGTCCCTGACCTGGCGCACTTCCGTCCAGGCGGAAGCGCGCGCGGAAGCAGCTGGGGCCTGCGCGGAAGTGGCCACAGGCTTGACCTGGATGACAACGACCCAGGCCGCAGACCGGCTCGGCATCACCGCCAGGGGAGTGCGCCTCGCCATCAGCGAGAACCGCATCCCTGCCGAGCAGGTCGATGGCCGGTGGCGCATCCGACGCGAAGACCTCGAACACCACCGGGCCACAAGAGCCAGCTGAAGGAGAAGCTCATGGACACGATCGATGCCATCAAGACCCTCAACGCCGCCGGCAAGGGCACAGAGGTGATGGAGCTCCTGCAGAAGGAGGCAGGGTCCGCAGCCCGAACGTACGAGCAGATCCGCTCGGACGGGATGTACAGCGACGAGGCGCGACAGTGGCAGCTCGCAGTCGCCTACGTACAGCGCCGCCACCGCATTGATCGCGAGCTGGCCGACAAGGCGTCTCGGGTCGTCACCGTCGACCGCGACGATGCCGGGAACGTGTTCGGGATCAAGGGCCTCGAGGGTGATCAGGCCAGCCTCGTCATCTCACGCCGGGACGCCGCGGACCGGGTCGCTGTTGTCACCGACCGAGGTGAGCTCCGAGAGTTGCTCCGCCGGGCCACCCGATCCGGCGATGAAGTGCTCGCCAGGGCAGTGGCCGAACGCGCCCTGGAGAACCAGGACCCCGCCACCATGAACGCGTTCCTTGCTGACAGGCCGCACCTCGAGGCGGCCGGAGAACGCCTGTGGCGAGCACAGCAGGCCTCGAGGGACACCTTCGCCTTCTCCATGCACCTCGGTGCCGTACGTCCTCACGAGCTGTCCGGGATGTCGGCCGACTCCATCGAGGCGCTGGCCAGCACTCAGCCGGCGGGCGCGAACCGATGACCACTGACGATCACGAGGGGCGCAACTTCGTCCACGGGTTGTTCAGTGACCCGGAACTACGGTCCGAGGCGGCTACGGCCAAGCCAGATGGCTGCGTGCCTCGCGAAGGAGCCAACTTCTCGCACATCGCCTCACCCGGCTACGTCGGGACGACGGCGTGAGCGACTGGGTTGGCGACCTCTTCGGGACCGACGAGAACGCTCGCGGGCTCCATCGGGACGACTCGTGACGGAGACGGGCCGGTCTCGCTATGGAGACGTCGACCGCAATGCCGAGGGCGGAGGGGGAGTGCCCCCCGTCCCGGGCGCACTGGCCACCTCCGGTATATGGCCCTTTCACACACAGAGCGCTGTAGCGCATTCGGACCCTCAGAGGCCGCTCAGGGGCCATTGGGGCCCCCTGAGCGCTCACCGGACGCCTCGGAAAAAAATGCTGCAGAGATATCGGCCATATACCGGAGGTGGCCACGCCGTCCAGCCGTGGGGGCACCTCCCCACGGCCTTTGTGACCGACGCAGAGACGGGGGCCCGTCGTGGCTAATCGCACTGTCTCCGTCAGGTTGCAGGCCGAAATCGGTCAGTACGTCTCGAGCATGTCGAAGGCTTCGGCCGCGACGATGCGTCTCGGGGACGATGCGACGGCCAGTAGCGCTAAGGCAAACCGCGGTTTTGACATGGCGGGCAAGGGCGCCCTGCTGCTGGGTGGCGCGGTCGTTGCCGGGCTCGGCATGGCCGTGAGCGCGTCAATGAAGTTCGAGAAGGCGATGTCCGCCGCCTCTGCCGCGACTCAGCAAAGCGGCGCCGCGCTTGATGATCTGCGCGACGCCGCCATGAAGGCCGGCGCCGACACGCAGTATTCGGCGACTGAGGCTGCCGACGCCATCACCGAGATGGGCAAGGCTGGCGTCTCGACCGCGGACATCCTCAACGGCGGCCTGGACGGGGCTCTCGCTCTTGCCGCCGCTGGGCAGATGGATGTTGCTGAGGCTGCCGAGCTCGGTGCCACGGCGATGAACGTCTTCAACCTCAAGGGCGACCAGATGTCGCACGTCGCGGACCTTCTGGCTGCGGGCGCGGGGAAGGCGCAGGGTTCCGTCTCCGACATGGGGGCGGCGCTGAATCAGTCGGCGCTGGTCGCCAACGCGGCGGGGCTGTCGATCGAAGAGACGGCTGGATCTCTGGCGCTGTTCGCTTCAAACGGGTTAATCGGATCGGACGCCGGGACAAGTTTCAGGCAAATGTTGCTCCACCTGCAAGCTCCTTCTGGCACTGCGCAGAAGCAGATGGACGCGCTCGGTATCTCGATGTACGACGCCAACGGCGAGTTCATTGGCATGACCGCACTGGCCGAGCAGCTTCAGACTCAGATGGCTGGGCTGACTCAGGCAGAGCGCGACAAGGCGATGGCGACGATCTTCGGCGCCGACGCCGTCCGTGCCTCCAACATTCTTTACGAGGCCGGCGGGGAGGGCGTCGCGGCTTGGACCGCAAAGGTCAACGACGCCGGTTTCGCAGCGGACACCGCCGCGGCTCTCACTGACAACCTGTCGGGCGACCTTGAGCGGCTTGGCGGCGCCTGGGACACCCTGCTGATCACTCTCGGGCAGGGTGCTCAGGGCGGGATGCGCGAGGTCGTGCAGGCTCTCGAGAGCATCGTTGAGGGAGTCATCTGGGCCGTCGAGGCATGGCAGGACTTGCCGGGCCCGGTGCAGGCCGCGATCCTCGTGTTCGGCGGCATCGCGCTTCTCAAGGGCCCCGTGTCCTCCGCGCTGGACACCATCGCCTTGAGGGCGATGTACGCCAAGGATGCCTTCTTGGCCGCCGGTTCCGGCATGGGCGTGGCGACCAAGGCCGGCTCGGGTCTGGTGAGCTTCCTCGGTGGCCCGTGGGGTATTGCTATCGGTGCGGCAGTCGTCGGATCGATGGCGTTGGCCGAGATGCTCGGCAACACCACGAAGGCGACCGACGCCACTAAGCGGGCGCAGCAGGACTTGGCTGCGGCGCTGAAGGAGTCCAACGGGGCGATCACGGAGAACGTGAAGCTAGCGGCGGCGAAGGCTGCTCAGGACGCTGACCTGTTCGACATGGCCGACACGCTTGGCATCAGTCTCAGCACCGTCACCGATGCCGTGCTTGGCAACTCCGCGGCCTACGACGAGGTGACGGCTGCGATCGCTCGCTACCGGGCGCAGGTGGCTACGGAGTACGGCAGTGAGTCCGAGATGTTCGGCCAGGCGATCGTCGACACGAACACGTACCGCAACCAGCTTGACGAGCTCGTGCCTACGGTTGCGGAGACTCAGCAGGAGCAGTTGGAGCTGGCCGAGGCAACCGGTGAGACCGGCGGCGCGATGGTGGAATCCGCTGCCGCTGTCCGCGACTTTCAGGCCGAGGCCGACGAGGCGAAGAAGTCGGTTGACGCGCTGAAGGCAGGCCTTGATGCCCTCACGGGTGCCACCGTGACACAGTTCGAGGCCGAGGCGCAGTTGCAGGCAGCGATCGCCGAGGCTGACGGCGCGCTTGAGAACATGACGGGGTCGGTGCTGGACGCCGACGGGAAGCTGAACGCCTACTCGGAGTCGGGCCGCGCGGCCGGGGACGTGCTGCTGGAGGTGCGCGACAAGGGCAATCAGCTGATCTCCACGTTGATCCAGCAGGGGGCCACCGAGGATCAGGTGCGGGACGCGGACGGTCGCCTGCGCCAGTCGTTCATCGATACGGCCATGAAGATGGGCATCTCGGAGACCGCTGCGCTGGACCTTGCGAACCAGATCCTCGGCATCCCGGACCAGCGCGAGACGCGCATCTTCGCGGACACGGGTCAGGCGACGGCGGCCATCGCGGACCTTCAGCTGCGTATCGATCTGCTGCGCGGCCGAACCGTGGACATCATCGCCCGAGCCACCATGCCCGACCTGAACGGTTCGGCGTCGGGTAACGGCCAGATGGGCACCTACGCCGAGGGCGGCTACACCGGTCCCGGTGGCAAGTATCAGCCTGCGGGCATCGTGCACGCGGGCGAGTACGTGCTGACCCAGGAGCAGGTCAACAGTCTCGGCATCGACGCGATCGAGGCGTTCGCTAATGGCGCGCAGCCGTCACTGCCCGGCTATGCGCTCGGTGGCCCCGTGGTCATCAATCCTCACCTCGACACAACCCGGTACGAGCGCGAGATGGACATCTTCGCCTACGCCTTCCATCAGAAAGCGCAGGCAGCGGCCAACGCTGCGGCAGCCGCTGCGGCTGTCGCCGCTGGTCCTGTCGGCGGCGGGGGTGCGCTGGGAGGCACCTGGCAGTCGATCTTCAACGTTGTGAAGGCTGCGATCCCGCAGGCCCGCGTCAACTCGTCGGTGCGGAACACTCCGGACGCGCATGGTCGCGGCAAGGCCGTGGACATTGGGTTCGGGACCGGCCCTGGTGGTGCGGGCTCTCCTGGCCTGGCGTCGATCAACCGCTTCCTGTACGACGGCTATCGCGGCAGCCTGTACGAGTTGATCTACACGGGGGTCGGGGACGACCGACCCGACCTCAAGAACTCGCAGCCGCTGAACTATGGCGCCGCGACGAACGCGGCGCACACGAACCACGTGCACGCCGCCGTGTACGACCAGGGCGGCACGCTGCGGCCCGGTTTCACGATGGCTTACAACGGCACGGGTCGGAACGAGACGATCCGCACGGCTGAGCAGGAAGCGGGGCTGAGATCCGGCAACACCTACAACATCTCGCTGAACATGCAGGGAGTCGATTTCAGCAACCGCCAGGATCGCCGCCGCATCGTCTCCGAGGTCCGTACCGGAATCATCGAGCTGGAGCGTGAGCAGTCGTGAATGGTCAGGGTCTGGCTAGGGTCGCGCCATGACGGTGAGCAACGACGACATCCTCGCCATGTGTCGCGAGACTCTCAACGATGTCGAAGGCGCGCAGCTCGCTGTCGACATGCTCGACGAGCGGGAGGCCCGAGAACTAGTCGGCCAGCTCATCGGTCTGCTCGCGGGACTCTGTGTGCAGCAGGAGGCCGAGCGATTGCAGGTTGACAATGCGCTGGGCGCAACCCTCGATCGGGAGGATCAGTACGCGATTCTGTGGAACGCCATCAACGGCGAGATGCATCTGGGATTCACTGGTTTTAAGCGACTAATGGGCGAGATCGAGGAATTCCGGCAGCGCGAGTAGTTCGTCGGAGTCGGGTCGCACAGCCTGCCGTAGTCGTCGGAACGGCGCGTCGGTCCTAGGTGCCGTTTGTGCTGTGACGTAATGGTCGAGTGACGAGCCTGCGCCCACGGAACGTGCAGCATGGGCGATACCGCCCGAGGCGCTACAGGAGTGGCTGAGGTTGGCGGCGATGGTCGACCAGATCGGCGCCGTGCCATGCCGGACGTCGGACCCGGAGGCATGGTGGCCTGACCGCCGGGAAGTCGACGAGCTGCCGGCGCGAATGGCCCTGGACGCATGTTCGGTGTGCGACGCCCGAGACGCGTGCTTGGACTATGCCCTTGCTGCTCGGGAGGCTGAAGGCATCTGGGGTGCGGCGACTCCGGCCGACCGGATCAAGCTGGCAGAGGAGCTACAGCTTCCCGTCCCGGCTGGCAATGCCCGGCAGCACGGCGAGGAGCGGACGTACGCCGCTGGCTGCCGCTGTCCTAACTGTCGCCAGTCCCGCGCCCGGCGGATCGCGGACTGGCGAGCCCGGCGCCGGTACGCCGAGACGACGCGGGTGGCCTAGAGGACCTTTAGCGGGCCGTCGACCCGCCGGCTCGCCGCAGGCGTCACGACGGCGTCTTGCCCCCCTTGTGCCCCTTCTTCCTCCCTGCGGGGGGTTGCGACCCTGTCGCTGCTCGCAAGCTTCTATGGTGCGTCGCAGCCGTTCCGTACTGGGCGGGGGCGCGAGTTGGACGGGGCGACGTGGATCTGCATCAGCGTGGCCGGACGACCCGAGAGCTCGTGGAGGTCGTCGTCGGTAGCCTGCCGGTCGCGCTGGTGTTGGCGGCGGCGGTGCCCGTAACGGGCGTCGCCACGGGCGTCGCTTCGGGCGGTGCCAAGGTGGCGTGGGCGCTTGTCTTGGGTGCCCTTGCCGCGCTGTCGGCGTACGTAGCGGTGCTG